GTTTCATTTTCCAAAAGGAAAAAATGATGACTTGCTAGATGGTCTTTGGTATTCAATAATTAATGCTAGATCACCTATTAGTAAAAGCTTTGGTGCTGATAAATTTGACGTTGAAAAGTCAGATAGGAGTAAAAAATCAAAAAAATCTATTGTTAGAAGCTGGATTACTGGACAAAGAACTTAAAAGTACTTGACAAATAGCACACTTTGTGTTATATTATATATATAGATACCAAGGAGTCGCAATATTAACTACGTAGAAACTTTTGCCGAGCATGAAGATGCTCAGGCTAACCGAGACTTATGGAGAAGATGGAGAGATGCTAGGTCTAACTGGGAAGTAGAATCTAGAGATGCTATAGATTTTGTTCTAGGCAATCACTATTCTACTGAAGAATCAGAAATGCTTCAGTCAGTTGGGCAAGGTGATTTTATTATAGACAGAGTTTATGCTGCTGTAGATAAACTTAAGTCTTTATTAACTTCTAGGAATCCAAAATTCTCTGCTGTTGCAAGAGAAGATTCCGATTATAAACTAGCAAATGTATGGCGTACCATATTAGAGTACGTTTGGGATATATCCGATTGTAACACACATTTTAAACAAGTAGTACATGATTACTCTGTTGCAGGCATAGGTTATTTTTATGTCTATGTTGACCCAGAATCAGACTATGGAAGAGGCGATGTTAAAATTACAGGCATTAATCCTTTTCGTGTTTATGTAGACCCAGCCTCAAGAGATAGATATAGTGCAGATGCTTCTTCTATTATACTTTCTACTATTCTCACCAAAGAGCAACTCCTTGGATTATACCCACAACTTGAAGAAATAGTAGATAATATAGATAGTTCAACAGATGAAGAAGATTACCCATCCTCAAAAAAGAAAAATTCCTCTTCTTCTTTTACGCCTGACGTGGTTAAAGATTATGATCGCGGTGGCTACGAGAAATTCAGAATCCTGGAGAGGTTTGAAAAAATTAAAGTTCCTTATTATAGATTATTTAACAAGGAAACTCAAGAAGAAAAAATAGTAGATTTAGAATCATTTCAAAAAATTCTATCTGAAAACTCTCATTTGATAGAATCGGGACTGGTAGAAGCAGTAGAAGTTCTACAGACACGTATACGACACGTCGCTACTGTAGGGCAAATTTTACTATACGAGCAAGTTCTCAACACTGATATATATCCTATTGTACCAGTCCCAAATATTTGGACTAACACTCCATATCCTAAATCAGATGTTACTAAAGTAAAAGATTCACAAAGATTAATTAATAAATTATTTTCACTTACATTAAGCCATGCTCAAGCTTCAGCTGGTTTAAAGTTGTTAGTTCCAGAAGGTAGTGTAGATGATATAGGTCAGTTAGAAAGAGACTGGGCTAATCCAAATGCGGTTATTGAATATAATCCAGAGTTTGGTGAACCACACTATCCAGCACCTCAACCATTAGCTTCAGAGTTTTATGGTTTGATTGCTAGAGTGGAACATTATATAGATTTAAATTTTGGCATATCAGAATTAATGCAAGGATTTAGACAAGGAACTCCAGATACGGCTAGAGGCACATATATGCTTCAAGAAATGGGAGAGACTAGAGGGCGTTCCAAACTTAAAGATATAGAGGGAAGCCTAGATGTTCTTGGAAAAGTAGTATATAACTTTTGCAAAGGACACTACGGATTTAAAAAGACTTTTAGAGTCGTGCAACCAAACAATGACTTAACAGAATTTACCGTTAACAATAGAATGTATGACGATAAATCTAAAGAGTTAATGTCTATTGAGAATGATATTTCTCTTGGTCAGCATGATATTCGGATAGTATCAGGTTCAACGCTACCATCTAATAAGATGGCTGAGTACAATATGTATTTAGATGCTTACAAGTTGGGCTTGGTAGATGATGTCGAGGTTTTAAAGAAAACAGAAATCTACGACAAAGAAGGTGTCTTGCAACGGAAAGGTGCTATGAGTCAGATGCAAGGTTACATACAGCAACTTGAAGAACAGGTTAAGAAACTAAGTGGTGATTTGCAAACGTCAGAACGTGAAGCAGTAAATGCTAGAAAGCAAACTATCACTCAGAAATTTAAGACTGGATTAGATTCCGTTCTTAATGATATAAAAGATAAAGAAAGAAAAAATCTGAACAAGTTAGAAAATGTAATTGATAAAGCTGATTTGCAGGCTAAGTATGGTCAAAAGCAAGGACAAGGCATACAGGGTGCCGAAGAAGGCGTTTAAGGTTAACAATCAGAGTCAAGCTTTACCTAAGGGATATCTATTGGTATCGCCCATTTTAGGAGTAAAGAGATTCAGAAAGGAAGAATGGAAGACCAGAAAACAGAACAAGTAGGAAGAACTTATGAGGATAAGTTGGTTGATGAACGTCAAGGTATTGATATATCAATGCCAGACGTTGAAGTAGTTAGTAAAGAAGTCTCAGTCGATGAAAATACGGAGGCTAATAGCGAGGAATTTATAAGAAAACCTAGTGTTATTAGTGATGAGGGTAATGAAGGTCAAGTAGATTATGGTACTGATTGGGAGAATGAAACTAAAAAATTCCAATCTATGTACGATAAGCAAAAAGCTGATTATGATTCTTTACAATCTCAAGTTCAACAAATGGAACCTCTAAAACAATTGCAAAATGTTTTAGAATCTAGACCTGATGTAGTTGAAGCTATACAGGAAAGATTACAAGGAAAACCTACTACTAGCAATGAGGCTGCTCAATCTGATAATCAAGTTGATGAATCCTCATTTGACCCGTGGGAAGCCTATTACAAACCCGACTCTCCTTCGTATAAATTACGAGTAGGGAAGGAAAAGGCTTTGGTTAACGAAGCAGTCTCTGAACAGATGGCTGGTATCCAAAGTCAGGTTGCTATGCAAAATTTAAAAGGCGAGTTAAAGTCTAAGTATGGTATGGCAGATGATAGTGAAATCGAAGAATTTATTAACTTTGCAATGACTCCAAGAGATCAATTGCCAGTTGATTTATTAATTGATGTTTACAGACAGCATTACAACAAAGGTGTTAATGCTCCTTCATCTGAAAATATACAAGCTGTGGCAAATACTCAAGCTATGCCAAAGTCAGCTGGTGTTTTACAAGGCGGTGAGCCTAATGTAAAAAGCGAAGTTGATGTTTCTTGGGATAGAATTTTAAAGGCTGGCAACGCAGGAAGATTACTTTAAAATAAAAATAAATAACGGAGGTTATTAAAAATGGCTATTACACAGGGAACTAAACTCTCTAGTAATATTACGGCTGCTGCAACTAGCGCAGGTGTAGGTCAAGCTCCTGATAGAAGACGGTTATACGATTTTAGTGATCGAGTTGCTGAATTGGCTCCCGAAGAATCACCATTCTTCGTATACTTGTCTCAGGTTGCAAAAAACCCTACAGATGATTCTGTCTTTCGTTTCTTAGAAAATCGTTCTAAGATTGACTGGACTAGTCGTAATTTTAAACTTGCTGCTGCTGTTAATGGTGGTAGCGCGGTTTCAGCTGGAACTAACTACGCTTTTGTAGTTGATGCTGATAGCGCATCTGTTGATTGGCTAATTAAAGGAATGGTATTCGCAGTGAATACTACTACTGGTGCAGAAACTTCTGGTTACGCTCAGACTTTAGTTAGAATTGAAAGTGGCGTAGATACTAGTGGAAGCACTAGTACTTTTACTGGTAAAGTTATTGACGTTTCTAATTCAAACGTTTCTGGCTATAATGTACTTGCAGATGATGATAACTGTCAAGTAGTTGGTACAGCATTTGCTGAAGGTTCTGCCTCTCCAGATGTTTGGTCAGGTGAGATTGAGGATGACTATGGTTATACTCAAATCTTTAAAACTGCTTGTGAACTTTCTAATACAGCAATTGCAACTCGCTATCGTGGATATGCAAACGAATTTGAACGCATTTGGGCGACTAAACTTCGTGAGCATAAAGTTGATATTGAGCGTGCAATGTTGTTTGGACAAAAAGCAAGAACTGGTGGAGTTCAATACACAGAAGGTATTGTTGGACATATTGTAAAAAATGCTAATCCAACTACCGATGACAGTGCTTTTTCATATTCAAGTGGAGCACCTTACTATCGTAGTGTTGCTCAATCTGAATTAACTTATGATCGCTTACTTGGTGACTTAGAGGTTATCTTTGACCCAGCTCGTGGCGGTTCAGCTGACAGATTAGTACTTGCTTCTCTTCCAGTAATTACATTCTTTAACAAATTAGGTGACGGTGCATTTATGGATGCTTCTATTGGAAGTGCTGCTAATATGCCTTATAGAATGGAAATGGAAACACGAGAAGGTGCTTTCGGTCATAAAGTTATGACAATTGACACTGTTCATGGAACAATGCACTTAGTAAAAGAACCATTATTCAGAGGTCAAGCTTCTGGATTCATGCTTATGGCTGATATGACTAAATGTCAATATCGTCCACTAGTTGGAAATGGTTTAAATCGTGACACTCATATTATTACTAACGTACAAAACTCTGATGAGGATTTACGTAAAGATATGATTGTTACTGAAGCTGGTCTTGAAATAACACTTCCAGAGTGCCATGCACTTTACGAAGTAGAATCTGCTTAGGAGGTTAATAATGTATAATGCATATTTAAAATCAAGTAGCGGTCAATCAAACCACAAAAAAAAGCTAGAAAATATTACCGTAGCTAGAACATTAACAAATGACGACAGTGGAAAAGTATTTATGCTTGATTCTGCTGCTGGTGCATATTCTATTACGCTTCCAACTTCTTTAGAAGATGGTGTGTATTGGAAATTTGTTGTTAGTGAAGAAACACCAACTGGTGCTATTACAATAGCGGCTGGTAGTGCTATCGTGAGTTTGGTAATGAAAGATGCTGGAGGCGATGCTTCTAACTCAACCGCAGGTAATCAAGTTTCTAATATTGTTATTGGAACTAGTGCGCAAAAGGGTGATTATATTAATATAATGGCTGCTGGTGGCGAATGGGTTGCAGAGTGTTTATCTAGTATTAACAACGCTGTTACTACATCATAATCCGAATAAATAAGGATTAACAGATTTGGATTCTGTGGGGCTATTCAAAAA